TTACGTACAAAAATACGAATCGGCGAGGTAAAAGTTGATGACATGTTTTATTTCCATTTCTTAGTGGGTATCCCAAGCTGTCTCTAAGTTGTCTCACCGGGAAGTGTCGGCGGTCAGAATGGGATTATCTTCCTTATTTTAACTAATACGCAAATAGGGTAAAATGCGCCCTAAAAAGCAAAAAACCCCAGGGTTTTATACCTGGGGTTCAAATACACTACTTTTGGTAGTTTTTGATTAAACGCCTTGAGTACCGAACAGGTTACGCGCATCGTGCCAACCTGTAGCATAACGCTCAGTAGCCTTATAACGCATGGAGTCAGTCTCGAAGTCGCCTTCCATGGATTTCTCCATTGGACGACGCATTACGAGCATGAGACCATTTTCTGCATCGGTCTGTACAAACCAGGCTTTGCTAGAGGACAAACGTGTAACCACGTGTGTACCTTTAGGCAACATGCCTGTTGATTTGATAGGGTTCAAATCGTTGTCAGCTGTACCGGAACGGAGAACAGACTTGAGGATAACCTCAGCCTGGAACTCGAGTGCAGGAGGAACAACTAATTGTTCTGCCTTCAGACGAATACGTTTACCGTTGTTGTCGATAGCGCCACGGATCTGGATGAGCATCTGCTCAACAGAAGTTTGTGACAATGAGGCAGGCGTTGATAGCTTGTTGCTGTATGTCAAACCGTTAGCTACAGGGTGAGCTGTATTGATTAAAGTCACGCCGTCGCCACCAGTGTAGCCAGTTGTGAACGCGAAGTTCAACAAGTTAGCGCACAATGTTTCCTTGGTTTCAATCATAGACTGAGCCAAGTGTTTAGCGAAGGTAGAACCGATACGGATGTGATCGCCGTCTTCCATCAAAACTTTGGTCAAGGCATAAGCCAAGCCATAGATTTGGTAGATGAAACGGGTGATGTACAATGTACCACCTTGGTCATAGCTAACAGGAGTACCGTCAGGCATGGCAGGTGCAGCATTCATACCGAAGAGCATTACTTCTTCGTGATAGTTACGTGGAATACCTTGGATCTGTTCAACAAATCCTTTCCACTCGTCGGCACGTTGTTCGTAAACACCGTCAAAGACTTCGTTGATAATCGGTTCGACTACCGCACGAAAGTCCGTACTACGCATTGGAGTTGCCATTGCTTATTACCTTTCTTTCGTTATATTAAGCGTAAGTTACCGAGATCGACGGAGCGACCAACTGGCTGTTAGCGATTTGAACTTGCACGATTGTGTAGGCATCTGCCCAGGCGTTTGTATTGCCTGATGGGAATGCTACTTCACGACCCAAGCCAACAACCTTAACTTGACCTTGCGCACCAGTTGCTACCGGTGCTGAAGCCAAAGCTGTTGTAGAGAAGCCAGCGCCACCGTTGCCGATAGATGTGCCCGATGTTGCAGGGTTTGTTGCGTCAAAATCGTACTCTTTGCCGATAGCTGTAGTTGCTACTGAACCATTAACTTGAGCTTCGTAAACCAATTGTGGGTCACTGAAGATCCAGAAAATGATTTGTGTAGAAGCATCAAGAGTAGTCTTAGAAGCCCATTTAGCTACTGAACGGCGACCTTGTGAGTCGGTAAACTCAACACCGTCAAATACACCAAACATACGGCCGGTTGCGGCTAATGTTGGTGCTGGAATCAAAGCTCCAGCGGTGTTGATTGCTACTGGTTGATATTGGTAGAAAGACTGACCAGTTGTGAGACCGTAAGGTGCAGTGTAAGTATTATCGGTAGCAGCTTGGAAGCTGTTTGTACCAACAAACTGAGTTGCACGATCCAGACCACTTGGGTGGTAGGCAGGCTTCAGACCAAAGGGAAGGTATGTCGTAGACATGTATTATTATTCCTTTTGAATTTTTGAAGAATGTTAATCGAAGCGGATATTACTATTCGCCTTTGCGGCCTCTTTTTCCATTTCCAAATGTCCACCATCAAGAATTGAGCGTCCGCCCTTACCTTCTTGTGCACTTTGACGTACACTTGATGTAATGTTGCGTTGATGATCTAGCGGATCCTCTAGGTGCATCATGCGCATCACTTCTTGGTAGATTTCTTCTGGAAGTTTGAAGAGAACCATTTCGTTACAGCTAACACAGCCTTCAAACTTGCCCGAGCTCATTTTACCTAGTCCTTCAAAGCCTTTTCCTAAATCGGAGGCTTTAACTGGTTCATAACCCAATGCTACGCGTTTGTCGATACTGTCATAATTATTTGTGGTAGATAACCAGCACAAATGAAAGCCAGGGATAATCCCCGCTGGCAAGTCTGGCAATGCGCTATTTTGCCATTTATCTCTGAACGCTTCTGCACGTTCGCGCTTACTTTGGTTTGCAGGATCTTCTGATGCGATCCGCTCTTTAGTTTCTTGTACACGATCGGCCAAACGGTCCTCGACATCGCGTTTAATTCTTGGATTTGCCATTTTCATTAACCTTTATTTTCACGATCATATTGTGCATAAGCACGGATCATTTTGTTTCGTTTTTCTACATCATCCCATGCGCCAGCATCTTTAATTGCATTTACCCGATCACGGGATAATGTAATGGTTCCTGGCTTTGCTGCACCCGAATTTGAAACCCGGCTAGAAGCTGATGGGTTTGCTCTTCGATTTTGTGTACCTTTAGCTGTATAGCGATGGGGTAAACGGGACTGTAAACGACTATCTAACTCTTCCCAATACTCAGAATCACTTGGATCCCAACCATCGGCAGCGAGTTCTTGGTCAACTACTTTGGCAATTCTACTATCTGTATCTCTAGCTTGAGGATCGTACCAAGAGTTCTTTTTCAACCACTGTGTGGCGTTTCTTTGAACTTCGGTATTGGTCTCGTTTGGCACATTTTGTTTAGGTGCCTTGGTAGCTTCGAGTTGTTCTTTTTTGTAATGCTGAACTTGGTTTAGACGTTGCTTAGCATCTGTAAGTTGTTCTAAGTACTCCATCTGTGCGTTTACATCGCCAGATTGAGCTGCTTGAACCATCTTCATCTTAGCGTACTCTACACGGGTTGCTTCGTCTTCAATAGACTTGTCAATCTGTGCAAACTGGTAGGATGATGCTGTATTTTCTACTGCTGCTAAACGTCTTGCTAGGTCTTCATTACGGCGCTCTAATGCGCTGATCTTGTGTTTTGCTGAGGCTTCACGTTGTTTAGATAATTCCTTTTTTAGCTTACGTTCTTCACGTCTAGCTTCACGGATTCTTTCACGTTCGTCATCTGTTTCACCCTCGTCGGCTGCTTCGTCGTCGCCAGCTTGTTCCTCTGCGGAATCATTGCCGTCTACGCTGCCACCTTCTTTGAGTTCTACTTCTACGCCTTCATCTTCGTCAAAGCCCTCTGGGACTTCAACCTTGGCCAAAACTGAGCCGTCTGCTTGTTCCTTGATAGGAACGTCTTTATCTGCCATATATACTTTCTACAAAGTTAGTCTACAAACGATTTCATTTTTTGTGCTGCCTCGAATGACTTGATCCTGGAGATCACTTCACGCGCCTGCAGTGTAATAAACACCACCGGAGCGCCATCATCGTCTGGTTGCACTACGAATCGGTCGCCGCCGTACTTGATAGTACGAACTAAGTCTCCAACATTACACCAAGGGCCTTCTGGCCAAGGAGTTAGGTCATCTGGGCTTTTATACGCCAGTGGACCAATATTGATTACTTTAGCTACTGTCTCGTTAAAACGTAACGTTTGTTTGGTCTCATCCACTAAGATGATTCCGCCTTTACTTGTTGTCTTTTCCCTGCGCAACTGCACAAGTACTCGATCACCAAGAATCTCTACACCTGGGTCTACGTCTGGAAAGCATTCCTGCTCTGAACGTAAATCCGGCTCGTCTTTACTATATAAATCAATCGCCATTACGGCAACCTTTCTAAACTCTTACGAGTTATCTTCGTCATCCTCTGTCAAAATTTCGTCTATAATCACAAGGCATAACTTCAAACCTTCGATTTTTCCAACGTACTGCCTATAATCATCAAATGAATTGATGTTAGAACCCGCGGTGACAGCATCCGCTTGATTCTGTATCTCAGTCTGTACACGACCGATAATTTCGCCAATAAAGTCCTTCATAATTTCACTAATACGCAGGGTGGAATAAATCCGCCCTAAATATTAATAGAAGTTACCGCCGCCGATATCTTTAAGATTCTTGTCTGGTCCGACTTTGCTAGATTTAGCCATTTTGTTTTGATTCAAAACTGCATTATTAGCGCGCTTGGAGCCCGAAGATCCGGAGTCAATGGTGGTTTCACCAGGGCCGCCGCCGGAGCTTTGTTTGCCGGTCATTTTGTATGTTTTACGGAAACCTAATTCGCCGCCGTCTTGTGGGTTTTTTGCCATTTTATTGTCCTTGTGTAGGAGTTGGTTGTAGTGCTGCTGCTTGTTGTTCTAACGCTTGTTGGTGCGTTTGGTCGTTTTGTTGCATAGTTGTTGCGTGATCTAATCCAGACTGTGTAGCTTGGTTTTGTGCTTGTACACCCTGCTGCATGATTTGTTGCTCATGCTGCTGCTGTGCCAATCCGGCCTGTTTTTGTGCGTCTGCTTGTTGCGCTACTTGGTCAGCTTGGGACTGAAAGGCTTTCTGCTCTACTGCTAAACCATGCTGACGGATGTCTGCATCAGCCGCCTGAATCGCGTCGATTGCTGACATGTTTTGTTCATGGTCCAACTGTGCTTGTTGTTGATCCATCTGTAAACCAGCGTTGATTTGAGCAACACGCTCTTTAGCAGCGTTATTGATGTTTGCCATAGCAATATCGGTAGCATTGCGTTGGTTATCAATGTTAGTTTGTGTGGAATACTTAGCCTGTAACTCAGCAACTTTTTGTTGTAACTCAGCCACTTTAAGTTGATAATCTTGCTGTGAAGACTGCAGTTCAGCTTGCATTTTAGCTTGAGCTTCTTGTGTTTTACGCTGAGTCTCTGCCATAGATGTTTTAACAATCGCTGCAGCGGTTGGGTCGTTCATAGCAGCAGACTGCGCTTGTTGCTGCTGTGCTTGAGAAACTTTCTGGGCCAGTGCTTGAATTTGTTGTACATACTGACCAAGCTCTTGTTGCGAGTCTTGGTTAACAACTTGTGAAGCCAATGCTAAGGCTTGTTGTGCTGGCTTGTCTAGTGGTTTTTCTTTATGTAAGTCAAGTACGTCTTTACCACCGGCTGCTTCAGCAACTATGCTACGCATAGATTGTAGGTAGTGTAGTGTTAAATGTTGCTTGATGTGCTCAAGTGCTTTAGGAGCAAACATAGGGCCAATGACGGGGTTACCACCGTAAGCCGGATTGTTTGCATACTCTAAGTGAACCTTGATGTGTGCAATATGGTCTTGGTCCGGATACGCAGCTGATGCGCGGCCCATAGTCATAGACACATTTTCCAATGCTGGATTAGACTCACTTGCGCCCAATGGGTTCGGTAAAATCTCTTCTGCATCAGAAACTTTTAATTGCTTTAATACACGCTTATAAATTGCGCGCATGTCAAACATCCCTGGAGGGGAGGTTGACGCCATCTGAAGCAGCGCTTGGTTTTGAGCTAAGCGTTGTGTCTCAGAGAAAATGTTAGGATCTGATACTGGACGAACGTCATTGTTGTATGAGAAGTCTCGTACCTCAATTTCTTCACCAGATTGATTGTCCATCTCTGCCAAGTACCAATTGTTTAGGCGTGAGACAATTTTTAATGAAATTGCTTGGCTACGATGTAGTCTAGCATGAATAGAGGAGTAAACCTTAGCGCCTTGCTCAATAAGAGCTTGCACAGTGCCTACAGGCATCTGACTATTAGCATCGCCAATCTTTTCTTCGGACGTAGTAACTACACCCTTAGCTGCGGAAGTTAACCAACCAAGCAAGTCGTACAATACGCTTGATGGTGGGTTAAACGGCATAGGCATTGCAATTGAACGAATATCTGTAACACCGGGTCCAGCTTCTACTTCAATTACTTGGGTTGGTTCAATCCTGTCAGATTGTCCACTAACTCGTCCAGTTTTGAGCTTAAGCATCGTCTGACTGTTGTTGATATGAGCAGCATCCAACAAAGCACGTAGAGCCCCAGTAAGAGCAGCAGAGAGGCCACCAATAAGATGGGGGAGGCCAATAGCATAAGCACCGCGCCAAGGAATGAATTTGAACTCAACATACCAATCCAATTTTTGGAGCTTGTCATCGCCTGATTCCCAGTTACGATAGAGAGCCAACACTTTACTGCTGGACTCATCAATGATTAAAGTGTATGGTGCGCGTTTGCCTTTTGTGAGTGGATCATCATCCAAACGCATAAAGCAGGTAATTTCATAAATGCGGCGTAATCCATCAATATTCTTGGACGGCTCAGAACGACCTTCAATCTTGTTGTTAGCTTTTTCAGATTGTGTTTGATCTGTTAACGGTGCGTCCGAAGTGTATTGATAGTTATCCAAATCACGATAAAAGCCCGCGTCAATGCGCTGCTCATACGTGTCTTGTGTAATATCTTGTTGTTCTGCTACACGCTGTGAGGTGTAAAAGTTTGTTGTGGAGTAAGGAAGGATGATGTTATCAATCGGTATCCACTCGCATGTTGGTCGCTTTTGCTCTTCGTCAAAACGCCACTTAAGAAACTGTGAGCCACCCAATGGTAACTGAGTGAGCAATTGCTCCATCTCATCACGGTACTCTGGAATTTGTTCTGACAACTGCCAGTTAAGGAAGCTGGCTTTACGTTCGGCTAACTCAACTTTTTCTTTTGTGTCGTCGCCTTTAATGTTTGCTTTAACTACGCCGTCTGACGGTAGTAGCTCTTTGCTTGATGAGGCTGCAAAGTCAACGCAGGCCTCCGCCATGACGGGGTGCACGACCTTAGAAGCACCATCAAAAGTAGCACCGCCAGGAGCGTCTTTACCCAAACCAGTGCGGCGAAGACCTTCTTCGTACTGCTTGTCACGTTGTGAACGCGCTTCTTTGTCGACATCAATGTAATCCAGGTATTCTGTTGCTAATGAGTCGAGAACGCCTTCTTCAAATTCTTCAGCTAAGTTTGCATAGAACTCTGGATTTTTAAGTGGCGATTCTTTGTCTTTGAAGTTGACAACTACTGAACCGTCTTCAAGTTCGATTACTTCACTTTCTACTTCTTCAGGCTCTAAGCCTAGTGCTGCTTCGTACTCATCCATTTCGGCATCTTTTTTTGCCTCGAGTTGCGCGTCTTCCTCTCGACCATCAAGGCCGGGTAGATTTGCACCCATTTGCATCGGTATTTGTGGATTTGCCATAGATATGTTATTTTGTATTGCTGCTAAAAGCAACAATGAGAATTGGGGAAGTCCTTAATTTAACTAATACGCTAATTAAGGGGTTTCCGCCCTATTGGGCGTAAGGATTAGAGAAACGCTTGCGAGAATCATCATCTGCATAGTCATAATCGCGCGCAGGCAGTGGATCAAGCTGAATCCAGCCGGTATCACGCAAAATACGCATAGCCTGGGAAAACGCGTCTACGTAGTCATCATGCCCCTTAGCTTCAGGAAAAGAACATAATTGCCGAATAAAACGTTTGGCCCAAGTAGCAACCTCACCTTTTTGAGTTGCGTCTTCTGGAATAAATACTTTTCCCTTAGTAACCATGGGGGCTACAATGTTTAGTCGCTGCACTTTGTCCGCACGACCTGGGTTGTATCCTTGTACTGGCACACCGGAGCCTTGGAGTTCTTGAATCAATGAAATACCGGCCGATTTGTCTTCCATGAGGATAAGGTCAGCCTTTCGCCCCTTACCAAACTCATTATCTGCTCCGTACACTACTTCTTTAAAATCATCAATCACTTTACGGCGTAACTCTGGGTAAGACAAGTGTTCATCCCAAGCATCAAGAAGAATGACTGCCAATCCTGCGTCTTGTTGTTGGAATATGCCCCACACTTCGCAAGCTGTTGGGTCATTGACTGTTTTTTCTGATGTAGCTGGATCGTATGACGCAATGACGTATTCCAATTCCGGTGTTGGCTTATTGGCTGGCCACATCTTGAAGTGTTTGCGTTTAATAATGCCTGTAGACTCGGGATCAAGGATTTCACCATAAATCTCTTGACGGCCCATGTCGGTGCCGTCGTAAGTCTCTAGCTGTTTGAAAAATGTTTCGCTGAGGTTCGCCCGATTGTCATACGAGGACGCGTTGACCATGTAGACGTCGCCACCGATTTTTCCTTCGGCAAGGTCGACGATAATTTCGCGTGGCTTGGGGGTGGTGGTGATGATGTG